TCTACAAAAATTAGCAGCGGCTAATAGCAATACAGCCACAAGACATATATTACAAGCTGGATTATATTTAACATTAAAAACAGCTGAAGCTGTATCTTTAAGAATTGCAGATGTATTAGAATACTCTAATACTAATAATCAATTTATGCAATCACTAGGTAAATTTAATGTAGGTAATTTAAATGAAGTAAAAGAATTACATATACATGACTTTGGTATATTTTTAGAATTAGCACCAGATGAAGAGCAAAAACAACTTCTTGAAAACAATATTCAAATGGCTATTCAACAACAACAAATCAATCTTGAAGATGCTATCGATGTTAGGGAAGTTAGAAATTTAAAGCTTGCTAATCAATTATTAAAAATAAGAAGAAAGAAAAAACAACAATTAGATCAGCAGATACAGCAACAAAATATACAAGCGCAGTCTCAAGCTAATCAACAATCATCTCAAGCAGCAGCTGCGGCAGAAATACAAAAACAACAAGGCGTTGCTGAAAGTAAAGTGCAAATTGCGCAAGCACAATCTCAATTTGATATTCAAAAATTAGAAAGAGAAGCAGCAATTAAAAAAGAATTAATGCAATTTGAATTTGATTTAAATATAAAGCTTAAGGAAGCTGATTCAAATGTAATTAATGATAAAGAGAAGTACAAAGAAGATCGTAAAGACGAACGAACTAAAATACAAGCATCGCAACAAAGTGAATTAATAGATCAGAGAAAATCTGGTAAGCCACCTAAAAAGTTTGAATCCGCAGGAATGGATAGCTTAGGTGGATTTGGATTAGAGCAATTTGATCCAAGATAAATTTTTAAATAATTATATAATATTTTATTATGGCAGAAATTAAAGCAAAAGTGCTGGAAGACGAAATAAAGACTCCAGCTCAAAAAGAACAAGAAGTACAGAAAGATTCTCAGTATGACAAAGAATCTGACATGTACAAAGTAGATTTAAGTAATCCCCCTAAACAAGAACAAGATGCCGTTCAAGAACAAAAAACAGAAGATGGCGTGCTACGCGGAAGCAGCGAAAATGAAAAAGCTGGGCAAGAAGCCGAAGTGGAACTGCAAGGAGTACGCGAAGAAGAAGAAGTAGTTTTAGAAGAAATTACAGAAGAAGAAGCTAAAGAGGTTGAAGAAAAAGTTGAAGAGCTACAAGAAGAAGTAGAGGATGCAATAGAAGAAGCTCAAGAAACCGCGCAACCTTTACCGGAAAATATTCAAAAAGTTGTAGACTTTATGAATGAAACTGGCGGTAGTTTAGAAGATTACGTTAGATTAAATGCAGATTATAGTAATGTAGACGATAACACATTACTAACTGAATATTACAAACAAACTAAGCCTCATCTTAGTTATGATGAAATACAATTCCTTATGGAAGATGAATTTGATTTTGACGAAGAAGTGGATGAGCCTAAGTTTATTAAAAGAAAAAAATTAGCTCATAAGGAGGCGGTTGCACAAGCTAAAAACCATTTGGAAGGTTTAAAGAGTAAATATTACGAAGAAGTCAAGTTGGGTTCTAAGTTAGCTCCAGAACAACAAAAGGCAGTAGAGTTTTTCAATCGTTACAATAATGAGCAAAAGCAGGCCGACGAATTATTGCAGAAGCAAACAAAACATTTTGAACAAGAAGCCAATAAGTTGTTCAACAAAGATTTTAAAGGTTTTAATTTCAATGTTGGAGAAAAGAAATACCGGTTTAATGTTAAAGATGCTAGCAAAGTGAAAACACAGAATTTATCAAATGTTTTTGATAAGTATGTTGATCAAAATAATCTTTTGACTAACGGAAGTGATTTTCATAAAGCTTTATTTGCTGCTTCTAACCCTGATTCAATAGCAAATCATTTTTATCAACAAGGTAAAGCTGATGCGGTTAAACAAATAACAGCAGACGCTAAAAATATTAATATGAACCCCCGTAAAACTTCGGATGGTTTTGTTGATGCCGCGGGAATAAAAGTAAGAGCTATTTCAGGTGATAATATTTCGGGAGCAAAATTGAAACTGAAAAATTATTAAACTAAAAAAAATTAATTAAAAATGGCAAACAATAATACTTTTACAGGACCTGGTTCCGGAAGTTTAGTAAGTCCTAATGTACAAAAAATGACTACTGCAGGTAGTTATTTAGATATACAAAATGATGGATGGGCTAAACAATTCTTACCAGAGCTGTATGAAAAAGAAGTTGAAAGATACGGTAATAGAACCGTAGCTGGATTCTTAAAAATGGCAGGTGCAGAAGCACCAATGCAATCTGATCAAGTTATTTGGTCTGAACAAGGAAGATTACACATCGCTTATCAAGCAACTGTAGCAACCGCTACTGGAGCAGTATCTGCAATTAAAGATATTGACAACACAAGTGGTTCTGATATTGCTCACTCACTAAGAATTGGTAACACAGTTGTATGTGAAGTGTCAGGTGTGGTATTCAAAGGTTTTGTAAAATCGGTTGGCGCAAGCCCAGTAATTAAGCCTTACGGTGCGGAAAACATCGATGACTTATCTGGAATTAGTGCTGGTAATGAAACAATAAAACTATTTGTTTACGGTTCTGAATTCAAAAAAGGAACTGATTCAATGACTGAGTCAGTAGAGCCTAACTTTAAAACTTTCACTAACAAGCCAATGATTCTTAAAGATCACTTTGAAATCAATGGTTCTGACACAGCTCAAATCGGCTGGGTTGAAGTAACTGGTGAAAGCGGACAAGGAGGTTATTTATGGTACTTAAAAGCTAGTGGCGACACAAACGTTAGATTTGAAGAGTATATGGAAATGGCAATGGTTGAGGCTGAAAAGTCTGCTTCTGGTGCTGATGCCGATATTCCTGATGGATCTGAAGGTTTACTTTCAGCTATTGGTTCAAGAGGTATCGTAGCAGCTCAGCAGTTCAACGCATCTCCTGAGATCGGTGAATTTGATGACTTGTTAAAAGAATTAGATAAGCAAGGAGCTATTGAAGAAAACATGTTATTCTTAGATAGAGACGCTAACATCGTAATGGATGACTTATTAGCGAGCTTAAATGCGTATTATTCAGGTGGTACATCTTACGGTGTATTTAACAACTCTGAAGATATGGCACTTAATCTTGGCTTCTCTGGTTTCAGAAGAGGTTCTTATGACTTCTATAAAACTGACTGGAAATATCTTAATGATAAATCTACAAGAGGTTTAACTGGAGGTTTAAAAGGAGTGTTATTACCAGCTGGTAGTAGCTCAGTTTATGATCAAACACTAGCATCAAATGTTAGAAGACCATTCTTACACGTAAGATATAGAGCTTCTCAAGCTGATGACAGAAAGATGAAAACTTGGGTTACAGGTTCAGTAGGTGGTGCAACCGCTTCTGGAGTTGACAAAATGGAGATTCATTATCTATCTGAAAGATGTTTAGTAGTACAAGCTGCAAACAACTTTATTAGATTTGATTCTTAATATTTGAAGTAAATTTTACCCTCGTTGTAATTACGGGGGTAATCTTTATTTTTATTAATTTTTATTATATTATATTATGGCAAAAAAGAAAATAGCAGAGGTGGCTGTTGCGGAACCAAAAGTGGTTGCCCCACCAAAAAAACAAACAAAATTTAAAGATAGGTTGTACGAATTAACAATTAATGACACACCTATTACGTTTATATTAAATAGTAGAGGTTTTTTACATTTTGATAAAGAACTAGGTTATGAAAGAGAAGTTAAATATTGTGAAAATCAAAAAACAATATTTGTAGACGAAATGAAAGGTTCTCAAAGATTAACACATATTGCTTTTAGAAATGGTAAACTTTTTGTACCAAAAGAGCAACAAACGTTACAAAAATTTCTTGCAGTTCACCCTAAAAATGGTAATTCTTTTCAAGAATACGATGCGGTTAAAATTGCAGAAAATGAACTAGATTATTTACAAATGGAGATTACAGCTTTAACAGCTGCTCAAAATATTGATCCTGATCACGCGGAGGCAATATTGAGGTCAGAAGTAGGTTCTAAGGTGTCTAAGATGACTTCTAAGGAACTTAAAAGAGATCTATTACTATTTGCTAGAAACAATCCAGAATTGTTCTTAGAGTTAGCGGAAGATGAAAACATTAATATTAGAAACTTAGGTATAAAAGCCGTAGAAAATCATATTATAAACCTTTCAAATGACCAAAGAACATTTACTTGGGGATCAACAGGTAGAAAACTTATAACAGTCCCGTTTGATGAAAATCCATACTCAGCATTAGCTGCATGGTTTAAAACAGACGAAGGCGTTGAAGTTTACCAAACAATTGAAAAAAGACTAAAATAAGTCGATAGTGGTTCAGCCGCTACGGCGGCTTAATCATTATATAAAAAAATATTATGGCAATATCAGTAAATGCAGTATATAGAACCGTACTTTCTATAATGAACAAAGAAGGTAGAGGTTATTTAACACCTGATCAATTTAATAAGATAGGTGCGCAAGTGCAATTAGACTTACTTGAAAAATCATTCTTTGATTATAACAGAGCAATGAACAGGAAAAAAAGTTTTGTTGTAAACGATGAATATGGAGATTTGCCAAGAAACATAAAAGAAAAAATAGATATATTATCTAAAGAAGCTACATTAACTATAAATGCAGGCTCATCTGCATTGCCTGTTGACTTATATAGAATTATAAATATAACATCAGGAAACAGAACGATTAACTTACAAGAAGTTAAAAAATCTGAATTAACATATATAAATGCTTCAAAATTAACTAAACCTAGTTTAGATTATCCAGTATATTATTTAGAGTCGTCATCCGCTAATACTAGCAATCAAGAAACGACCTCTAGCTCTACAATAGATACTGATGCGAAATTCTTACCCGCTACGTTAACATCAGCACAAATAGATTATGTTAAAATTCCACAAAATCCTAAATGGGCTTTTACAAGAACAGCTAACAACGCTTATGAATTCCAGGCCGCAAATGCTTATGATTTTGAATTACATAAATCTGAACAAGTTAATTTAGTTATAAAAATACTTGCACACGCGGGTGTAATCGTAAAAGATCCTACATTAATACAAATGGCAGGGCAAGAGGAACAAAAGAAAATACAACTTGAAATAACTAGATAATGGCATTACTACAAACATCAGCATATCAGTATTACGAAAACGCCCAAGTATTTATCGCTACGGCAAATCAAACTCAATTTACAGTAAATGAAGATATAGAATTAGCTATCAAACATGATGCTGGTAAGTTTCTTTTATTTGTTAATGAAGTTGAAGTGTCTTCAGGTTTTGCTTATGCAAATGGCGTATTAACCTTTACAACAGGTAGATCCGCACAAGATGTAGTAAGAATATCATTAATAAATAGCCGCTTAGGTAGTTATAGGTATATAACTTTAAAAGATATTATAAATAACTATTTAGTTGCTTTTGTTGGAGATGGTAAAATTATAGACAGCGCTAAAAAAACTGACATATTGTTCCACGCTCAACGTGGTATACAGGAATTTAGTTACGATATATCAAGGGTTGAAAAAATACAAGAAATAGAATTAGGGCCTAGTCTGGCAATGCCAATGCCAAATGATTATGTTAATTATGTTAAAATATCTTGGGTAGATGATTCTGGTATAGAAAGATTAATTCACCCAACAAGACTTACATCAAAAGCTTCACAACCGCTTTTACAAGATGAAGATTTTAATTATATATTTGACGCAGACGGTAAGCCG